CGCCGTTGTTGTCATCGACGATCTGCGATTTCCCATCGAGTCCGAGTGGGTTCGATCCATGGGCGGAGTCGTCTGGCGGATCCGCCGCCCGGCTACGGACTGCATTGAGGACTCGCATGTATCGGAGACCAGCGTCGATTTAATCACCCCAGACGAAATTGTGTTCAACGATTCAACACCATTAAATTTCTATGACCGCATCACTAAGCTATACAACTCAGCACGTCATTGAGCGCATGGCGCAGAGCATAGGAGCCGAATTCCAGGTTGATACGGAAATGATGCTCAGCAGATCACGGATCGAACAAGCTGCAATGGCTCGGCAGGTTCTCATGGTCATGCTTTGCCGAAAAGGCATGAGTTTGCATCAGTGTGCGCGGGAATTGAACCGCGACCACGGAACCATTAACCACGCTCACAAAAGCGTTCAGAACAGGCGCGACACAGACAGGCACTTCGACGAGGTATTCCGCAGAATCGATGCCGAGTTTCGCGAGATGCCGTCAATACACCAACCCAAAGCCTGGGCGATCTCGTCGGTTGGAGACCTGGCTCAACCCTACTATTTTTAATCATGCGTGAACCCGAACCAATGAGGGCAGACTTCTCCGGAGACACTCACCCAAACCATGTTATCAACGCCTCTGAGTTCCAGAGAGCGTTTCGAAGGTTCTTTGGAAAACGCGGCATAGAGATTGGCTGGCATGCCGAGAAGCGTGCGGCTTCCAGGCGAAGGAACCTTCCGGCGATGGAGGAGGAAGAGTGAAATACATCAAGCTCTACTTTGATGAATGGGCATTGTCCACCCGTATGCTGACGACTGAAGAGAAGGGGGCATGGGTGGAATTAATACCAGCATTGTGCGCCAATGATACTCCAGGTGAACTGACCGTGAACAAGCGATCTCTAGCCCGACTGTGGGGGTTTCGGGCATCAAAAACAGCTGCTGTTTTGGAGTCTTTGAAAGCCTCAAACCTTATCACTTGTGAGCTTTCGGGAGACAACTTTGTGCTAAAAAGTGAGCATATTACGAACAAAATCGCGCACCAAAATCGTTTGGAAAAGGCAGCAAAATTTGCCGTAAGTGTCAGGGAATCAACAAAAATTCAGGAAAACCGATCAGAAAAACCTGATCGAAACGCTATCCCTAAAGACAAAAGACTAAATACTAAAAGTACTACATGTACAAAAAAGAAGGAAGCCAAAGCACTTCCAACCCTGGAGGAGGTTTTGTCATTCTGCGAAAAACGCAGAATTCCTTCATCCACCGGGGAGGCATTCTTCAACTACTACGAAGGTCACAACCTGTGGCTGAACAAAAACAAGGAACCCATCAAATGGTGGTTCGTCATCCAGAACGAACCATGGAAATCCAATCATGAACACAACAGCAATCGTAACGGATCTTTTCGGTCAATCAGTCGAAACACGGGAACAGCAAACGAGACAGACGGCAGTGAATACGCAGAAGTGGGCAGAGTGGTTCAAAATTGAGTTGGTCGATGACAACGTCGAGCGCATGGTATGTGCAGCAGCTGAGTGGGCTATTGCCGTCAAGGCGGGAGACAAACCTCGCTGGCTATCCCTGCTGGGGAGCAGCGGAGCTGGAAAGACACACATCGCAAAACGCCTTTGGGCGTGGCTTTCAAAACGACCAGACTTCCAGGGACGGGCAAACTACCTGCCGCAGTTCGTTTATTGGCCAAAGCTCATGGATGACATGCGAACTGATGCCAGCCTCTACAGCCGATTCGGTGACATGCAACGCTGGCGATACCTCGTCCTCGACGATGTAATGGCCGAACGTCAGTCCGACTGGACGCTCGAGAAGATCAACACGCTGCTCGGTTGCCGTGTAGGAAAATGGACAATTTTAACCAGTAACCTGTCCATGATGGCAATCGCCAAAACAGAGAAACGCATCGCATCCCGGCTCATTCGGGACAAAGGCATCGTCGCCGACATACAGACCACAGACTACAACCTGCGACACAGATGAACACAATCCTCCTAAATGGCATCGAGCGAGATGTGCTTACCCAACAGCGAGCAGAGGAGCTGGGTTATCGACCCATGACATACGCCTGTCATCCGGAAAACGAATTGTGGATCCTCAACCGTATCGCCAAAGACATGGACCGCGCCGGGCACATCATCGTCCTGGTTGAACAGCCAGATCCACACCAACACGATGACGAATGCGTCTGGCTCGAGATCTGGCGGCGCGTGTTCAGGAAATCACTCAGAAAGCCTCTGTAACTATGGGATCTATTGTGACCGCTATGATGACACTACTTAAGACTGCAAATGCGTCAGGCATGATCCTGAAGCGATTGAGGGGGTAATATGGAGAAAAGACCAATGAAGAGAAAGGGAGGGAACGGTGGACTCACCCGAAAACGAATCAATGATGACCAACGCGCCATCTCAATCAAAAACAATTCAGGGCAGTCATGTGGGCTGGCAAAAGCACTCGCTCCACATCAGGACGCAATCTCAGCCATATGCCCTCAGTCAGCGATCGATGCCAGCATGGAGGGTGTCAGATCCAATCAGACATATAACAGAGAGTCTGTCATGCCTATATTGAGAATGATCGCCATAGGAATGACCCAGGAAGACGCCGCCGCGCTTGTTCACATCACTCCGAGCACACTCAGCAAATGGAAAAGCAAACACGCGGACTTCGAGACCGCATGCGAAAGGGCGAAGTCTATCAATAAAAACCTGCTGCTCAACGTGATCTACCAGGGAATGGAGAAGAGTCCGAGGCTGGCGTTGGACCTGTTGGAACGGGTGCACCCGAAAGAATATGCACAGACGAAGAGGGTGGACGGACAGATGAATCACACCCACGCTCACGGTCCATCTGCTTTACTACAAACGCTTCACGCTGAACGATTGAAGGTGGATCAGGCACGAACATCTGATGACCAATCAGTCGTTCTGGACGCTCAAGTCGTTGATGGAGAACAGAAGCAGCTCAATCCAGGTGAAGAAACAGCGGAAGGGGGTAGTGGGGAGGGGTCCGTCCCCAGCGGAGGTCAGGACATTTAACACCCCCCCCCTCCTTTTTTGACCCTATATGATTTTGGTTACCTCGAGGAGACGATTTGAAGCTGGTGACGACCAGTGGATCTGGAAGGCGAAGCATCAGAGCAGCGGTAACCTCCTTTTTTTGACCCTATATGATTTTGGGTGCCCAACAAATTCTACTGACGATGTGGTGCCTGGGGAGATCCCAGGACAGGGTTGCGAATCCCGCATGAATCAGAGTCAGTTTCAGTGAATGCGAAATGAGAGGCTACAGTTATGAATGAATTGATTAAATTGATGGATGCACTGGCATCTGGACGCGTGGCTGAGACAGCTCGCCTGCTCGGTAGGGAGGGGTTGCTATGAAAACCGAACTACCAACAAAGCCAGGACCATATTACTGGCGCGAGTCAGACGGGGATGAATGGGAAATACACACCGTTTTTATTGATGACGAGCTGAACCACACGCTCATGGCCTTATGCCCGATAGACGACACATGGTATGCAACCGAAAATTGGGGTGGCCAATGGCTCCCAATCCCTACCGCAGAGGAGCTGGTGGAGTTGTTGCGGCTAGTGGATGAGGTCACAGGCTGGGAGAATGATCTGATAGACACCAACGAGTTCCCAGTCGATGGAGAGGCAATGATAAACGACATCGGGAATTTGCGAGAATACGCCGCCATACTCAGGAAGGAGATGGAATCATGAACGACAACAAACGTAGAAAGAAGATGGGTTGTATGGAGGCTGAGAAAAACTTTTTAAAACAGAAATCTGTTTACTCAGGTCTTCTGCGATATGCTGAGGAGGAGAACCCGTTTGTTTATTCATACCTCGGACTGTCTACCCTGATTGAGACAACGGAGAGGAATGTGATTTGCATTAGTTTTACGAGCGAGCGATCTGAGTGTGCAGATCTGCTGGTAAATAAAGTGACTATGCAGTTCCTCGAATCTGCTCTACGGGACATTGGAGCATCACATTACAAGCTTAGGTTTTACGTGGAGGTCAGAACAAATGACGGTATCCATCCACACTGAATACACGGGTATAAAACCATGAAAACCAAATACTGCGGAGGATGTGACCAGACCAAACCAGAACATCAGTTTGCCAGAAACAGGCTCGCTCCAGACGGTAGACAATACCACTGCCGAGAGTGCCTCAATGCCTACAGTGTCATCCGAAAAGCCGCCATCAAAAACGGCACATGGGGAGTTAAATAGATAGAAACCGAATGAAGGAAATTAAAGATTGTGTTGCGTGCGGATCCACCGCCCGGGTTGTCCTGGGTGGTCGGGTGAAATGTATGAACAGGAGATGTCAGATGACCGGGCCAAAAACGGATCGCTACGGCGAGAAGTGGAACAAGCTGCCACGGAAGACACAGGGCAGGTCGGGTCGCAGGACACCTTCATGGCAAAAGGGAATCAAAGAGGTTGAAACCAGACCTACCGATGAGGCAGGAGGTGAGCAATGATACGCATCGTGGTCGAGGTGTCTGAGGACGCAAATGGCGTTGCCTTTCAGAAATACGTCCAGGCATGTGGGGCGACACCTGGTGAAGTTGAGGTAGGAGAGGGGGTTGATGCGATCATTGACGAATATTTGGACACCCTCGAAGAGACTGACGATGTCATCGATGCTCAATCATTTGCGCGGAACTAGCGCGAGACCTATGGAAAAACGGCTCATCATACGTGGTCAGCTCGGGGATAACTCGAGCTACGATTATCACTCGCGCATCATCATCGATGGCATGCTGGAGCGTGGATGGGATCTCTGCGTGGTTCCATACAATTCGGACGCATGGTCGCGTGTCCTCGATGAGCGGTATGAGCGGATCATTGCGCGTCAACCGAAATGGGACGCTCCTACCCTCATCATCCACCCACCCAAACAAACACCCGACGATCCTGACCGGACGGTGTATTCGACCATGTGGGAGACCACTCGGATCCCCCAGGCGTGGATCCGAAACCTGAACAGGTGCCGTGCCGTGATTGTTCCATCAAACCCAAACATAATGACGTTCTCGGCTCAGGGGGTAACGTCTCCCATGCACTGTGTGCCGTTCGGGGTGGATACATCAGTGTTCTATTCCAGGTCATTTGTCAGGCGAAGCACGGTTGTGTTTGGGACATCAGGTATATCCCGTCATGGTTGGCCCCGCAAAGGGTTTGACGAGGTCGTCGATGCATTCCTGCTGGCGTTCCCGGAAGGCAACGAAGACGTGGAACTTCGCATTAAATGCTACCCGAGGGACCCGATGCCGTCATGGACGGACCAGCGCATCGTGCGCGATGAGGGGGAGTGGACAAAAACGGATTTGGCGGCGTGGTATCACTCCATCGACTGCTACGTGTCGATGAGCAAAGGTGAAGGTTTTGGTTTGATGCCGCTCGAGGCTATGGCATGCGGAAGACCATGTGTGATCCCGGCCTGGTTTGGCCCGGAAGCGTATGCGAAGGAATACAACTCGTTCCTGGTGGATTACAAGCTGGTCCCGGCTACGAATTATTACGAGGGACAGGGATTGTGGTGTGATCCATCGGTGGAAAGTGCGGCGAATATTATGCAGCAGATAGTAAAGCGTCCATTGATGATTACTGCAAAGGCGCGTCAAGCCCGGATCGATGCGTCACGATTTACCTACGCACGCATGGTGGATGGTTACATTGATGTCATCAATAAATATTTTGGGAACAAACCGTATGGATATTAATATGCCAACATTCCGTGAGGGGACGTGGGATTCTGGGATCTGGGATGAGGCGAGATCTTACCCTGTCCACAATTTTGAAGGAAAGGTCATTGTTGACCTGGGCGCTCACATAGGAGGGTTTACGACTAAAGCTGCTGAGTCAGGTGCGAAAATGGTCTACGCATACGAGGCATGGGCTGAGAACTTTGCGGTTCTTAAAAAGAATGTCGAGGGATATGAAAATGTGAAAATCAACAACCTCGCCGTCTGGAAATCAGATAGTGATGTTAAAAGCGTCTTTTTCCATGATGATTTTGACACAACGAACACCGGAGGTGGGGGTGTGTTTGAGGGTAGTGGATTAGGGGTGGAGGTGGAGACCATAGGTCTAGACGATGTGCTAACGGACACCGGACCTGTTGACATTGTAAAGATCGACATTGAATCGGGAGAATATCCGGTGATCTACACATCACGTCTGATCAGCAATGTTCGAGCGTTTATTGGGGAGTATCACCACGGCATGCTTGACCATAAAGCCGAAATTGACGGGGTGACATATCCATACAACATCTTCGCCTTAAAAACATATCTGGAGCTAGTCGGATTCTGTGTTGCCATTGATCCAAAAAGTGATGCGTTGGGAAATTTTGCTGCGTTCAGGTTATGAGGGTTTGTTTTGTCGATACAAATTACGAGTGGCATGATCGTGACAACGTGATCTTTCAAAGCCTCATTAGACTGAGAGAGAACGTCACGATCTGCAACAGGTCACCGGATATTTTGATAACAAAAGCTTTTGGCAACGCAAAGACGTGGGAAATGTTCGATTGCGCCAAATGGCTTTATACTATTGAGTCTCCCTGCCCGAAGCACCCGAAGTTGGATTTTAATTTTACCCACGATGCCGACTCAGACACGAACGCTTACTTTCCCTGCTACCATTCCTGGATTAATTACTACAATGAAGTAGACAGGCACTACCCCGAATACTTGATTCTACCCAAATATCTCGACAGTGCCATCCCTCTCAAACAGGCGCGGAGGAACACTTTTTCTGCATTTTGGACGGCGAACGGTCCGTTGAGATCATCGGTCACATGTAGCCTGGAGTCAATGGGGTTTGCCGTCGAAAAGTATGGGGCGTTTTTCGGTAAAGCATCTACAACAAACAAGTCAAAGTGGCTAAATATGCTTGAGACTAAGTATAATCTCGCATTCGAGAACCGGCTCTACCCCGGGTATCACACAGAAAAAATAGTGGAAGCCAAAGCCGCAGGGACAATCCCCATATACTATGGTCACACTGACATGAAAAACCTGAACCAGGATGCGTGCCTTAATTTGGCGAACTACGAGGATCACGATGAAAGGATGAATGCGATCCTGGACCTGGTGAACGACGAATCTAAGCAGCGACAAATGATTGAGACTCCGCTTTTTCATCAGACACCAACTGCTGAAACGGTGATGAAACAAGTGGAGAGGGGTCTTCAACGGGTATCACTGTAATGCCAATCCACGCAAAACCAACCAGGGTTACTGGTCCGCAGAAAAACTCGATCGATCGATCTCTCGTCCACCTCGACAGGTTCGCCTCCGATGTGTTCGGTCTCAAACTCTATAAATGGCAGAAGCAGGTTTTGGGGGATCTGGACGAAGCTGGATCCAGAGTTGCCCTCAAGGCAGCGAACGGATCAGGGAAAACTGCCATGTGTGCGGCACCTGCGGCTTTGTGGCATGCGCTCATGTTCCCGGATTCCGTATGCGTCACAACATCCGGTGTTTATCGCCAGGTCAAAGAGCAGATGTGGCCAACGATCAGATCCCTCTCCAACTCGGTCAAAGATTTTGGCATCGAGATCAATCAGACGGATCTTCGAATTCCAGAACTGAACTCTCGCATCGTTGGTTTCTCGACCGATGATCCAGGACGGTTTGAAGGTTGGCATTCCGATAACCTTCTCATCGTGGTGGACGAAGCTAAGTCCGTAAAAGACGGCATATTTGAAGCGATTGAGAGGTGCCAGCCGAATCGCATGCTCGTTATGTCGTCACCCGGCGGAAACTCGGGAGAATTCTATCGGATTTTCACGAAGCACCATGACATGTATCGACTCCACACGGTCACGTCATTTGACTGCCCTCACATTCCGAAAGTGTGGGTGGATCAGCAAATCAAAAAATGGGGCGAGGATCACCCGCTTGTGCGCTCCATGATCTTTGGGGAGTTCATGCAGACGAGCGATGAGTCGCTTCTGGTCAACTACGACTCATACCAGGCGTGTTTACGCAACCCACCGAAATATGAGAACGGAGGGATAGTCGCCGGGGTAGACTTCGCCGGGGGCAACGACGAGAACGTGATCGCTATCAGGGAGGGAAACAAAATCAAAAAGATCGTCGCGTGGACAGACCGCGACACGATGGCATCTGTGGGGAGATTTGTGGTAGAGTTCACTAAGGCAGGTTTGAAACCGGAGGATGTGTTTTGTGACGAGGGTGGACTCGGTCGCCCGATGGCAGACGCACTGCGAGATGCGGGTTGGCCCATCAACCGTATTAATTTTGGAGCTCGCCCCCGGGATCCCGAAAAATTCACGAACCTGGCGGCGGAGATGTGGTATGAGACTGCTCGCCTGATCGAGAAGAACGAAATCATCCTCCCGACCGACGACGAGGTTTTGATGGCACAACTCACCAGCAGACGTTGTCGGGCGAACAAAGTTGGCAAATTGGAGTTGGAGACGAAGGGTGAGATGAAGGCGCGAGGGCTGGCATCACCCGACCGGGCCGATGCTGTTTGTATGTCTGTCGCGCTCGGTCATGAGCATGACTACATGACTCAGTTCTCTAAGCCAACCATCGAGGAGATTTTTGCCGGGATGGAACTCGACGTTGAAGCTCCGGACTCTCGCAGGGGTTTTGATTGCGGCTAAAGGGAAAAATTTGTTTTGAGATCTCCCTCAGATTGGGCCAAAGCGGGGTAAATGGATTACTCGGATCTCTATGCCAAATCCTCCCAGGATCTACAGGATCGGTCACAGTGGGAGACCAGGCAGCGTCAATTCTACGAAATGCGTCACCACGGTTTGCGCCGCAAAACCAAACCCTGGCCCGGCGCATCAGATGCCCATTTCCCTCTTTCCGATACCATTATTACCAACCTTAAACCCTACTATGTCCAGCAGCTGTTTGCGTTGGACACAGTCGCATCGTTTGTCTCTCTCCAGCAGCAACAGGCATCGTTGACCACTGCTGCCAGTCAGTGGATGGACTACAAGCTCAAACACAGGTCCAACCTACAGACCGAGATCATCTCGACGATTGACACGATGCTGTTGACCGGGCGAGGGATACTGAAAGTCACATACGATTTGGATCGCAGTCAGCTCAACTTTGAGAATGTGGATCCAATGCACCTCATTGTTCCGTCTTACTGCAAAGACATAGAGACCGCTGATCGCATCACGCACATCCAACACTACTCCCCGGATTCATATCGTCGGAAGGCCGGGTTTAATCAGGACGAAGACTTTATCTCCCGGGTAACAGGGGGGAGCGCAAATGATCGCGGCGACCACAACAGGCATCAGATCGCGAAACAGCGTGAGGGGGTGATCGACACCGATAAAGATACGATTGTGGTGTGGGAGACATACGTTCAAAACGACGATAAAACGTGGACTATTTATACATACTGCCCTCACGATCTGGAGTTCGACGTTAGACCTCCTATGGAGGTTCCCTACGACCACGGGAAGCCTCCGTTTGTGTCATGTCAATACGAGCATAAAGATGCTGGTTGGTATTCCCCGCGAGGAGTGACCGAGCTGGTCGCAGTTTTTGAGGCATCATTGTCGAAGCTGCTCAACGAGAAAAACGACACGATGTCTCTCTACAACAGACCGTTGTTCCGGTCTACGAGAGCACTGCCAAATACAGCCAACCTGCGGTTTCAGCCTGGGCAGATACTCCCGGAAGACATCCAGCCGATTCCGATGCCATCCCCTCCGATCAGCTTTGATCAGCACATGATTCTGCACAGGGAGATGGCGCAGCAGCGTGTTTCAACACCAGATTTCGGGATCGCCCAAACCCTCGACCAGAACCAGAGGCGAACAGCAACTGAGATCAGCGCGATTGGGAACCTGTTTACCCAGTCGGCAGATCTTCGCATGCGGACGTTCCGCTTATTTTTGGGCGATCTCTACCGTCAATGTTGGTCACTGCTCACTCAGTTCGATCGATCCAGTCTCAACTACTACTACCTGGACACGCTCGAACAGATTCCGCAATCCGCGCTTCACCAAAACTACGACATCACCCCGAGCGGATCCGCTGACGGGGTCAACAAACAGTTCCATTTTCAAAAAGCGGTCGCCCGTTTTCAGATGTTCGTAAACGACCCGCACATCAATCAAGTGGAACTACGTCGAAGTGTGCTCGAAGCAGATGACAGTGGATTGGTGAAGCGTTTGCTCACGGACCCTGGCATCGAGATCGCCAACCAGGCGGAAGATCAGGCAGTCGAATTGTCTGTCATGCGCCTGGGATTCCCGGCTCAGGTTAAACCGAGTGATGATCATGCGACTCACGTTCGCACGATGCTCGACTACCTCGCACTTAAACGCGCCCAAAACGCGCCAACAGACCCGATGGAGTTGCAGCGGATCCAGGAACACATAGGCATGCATATGGAACAGTTTCGTCAGCAGGATGGAAAAGCCGCGCAACAACTGACCATGGAGATTCAGGAGATTTCAGATGCAATTAATCAGACTAGTGAGGTCGGTTTACCGACTGATGCGAATGGTGCCGGGGGTGCAATCCCCGGGATGGACCCGACAGGAAGCGGAGCTGCTGCGGCAATTCCTAGCCAGCCCATTGGGTCAGCGAATTAAAAGGGAGATTTTTGTGTGGATCGTTCGTCAAACTGTGACAACGGTCGAGCGAGGGGCAGATAATGCCTCCTACAATATCGGATACTCAGCTGGTTTCCGGGACGGCATAGCTGCCCTGGACACGTTGGTCGCGAATGGACTGCTGGCAGAGGCCGATGGCGAAAACGAATATGACTGAAACGATGGAGCGGGACGAAATCATGCGTCTCATTTCGGGCGAAAACGAAGCAGCTGCGCCCACTGCTGAACCTATCAATGAGTCACCATCAGTGGATGAGGCACCCACTGTAAACGAAGAGTCTCAAGCAGGGGAACCGTCTCCGGAAATTAAAACCGAAGAGGATGATAGGTCTGACAAAACCGAGTCGAGATACGAGAAGCTCAGGAAAGCCGAAGCTCGCCAGAACAAAACATGGCAGAAGCTACAGGAAGAAAAGGAGCAGATCAGGAAGCTGAAGGATGACCTGGAGGCTTCCCGGAAACAACTCGAAGAGGATCGCTCGAGGATCGCCGAGGACATCGTAAACAAAGGTGACGAAGCGTCACCCGATGTTTATGAGGCGGTCGCTGAACGATTCCGCGACTCAGGTGAACCTGAGTTGGCCGAAGAGGCGGCTCGGATGGCGGAGGAAGCTCGCCGAAAGCGTGCAAACGCCAGTCAGGCTGTAGAAATCAACCGGTTTAAAAAGGAGTGGGCAGACTCTGTGAGTGAGTTGGTGAAGGCAAAACCTGAGCTGAATGATCAGGAGAGTGATCTCTACAAAGCGACTGAGTACCTGCTGAAAAACAAGCCAGCTTTAACAACTTATTCGAGCGGATTCCGCGATGCGGTCGAGGTAGCCGAATACTACGTCAACTCGAAGAGGGCGGAGTCCGTTGCAGACGAAAACAAACGGCTTCGAGCCGAGCTCGAAAGCTATAAACGCAAACTCAATTTAGGAACCAGCGATGTCCCGCGAAGGTCAGGCCCGAAGGGGTTCGACGACATGAGTCGAGACGAACAACGTGAGGCGATTCTTCGCATGACTCGCGCAAATAGATAGGATTTAAAATGCCAGCAGATAGTACAATCACAACCAGCGGCGGAAGCGGATCGAACGACATTTCGGTCGCAATGCAGCGATATTTCTCACGCGAACTTTTGGCGACCATCGAAAAAACGGTCGTCCTGGATCAGTTCGCCATGAAGGCACCACTCCCAGAGAAGAGCGGTGGAAAAACCATGCGCTTCTTCCGCTACGAAGAAGGTGATGCAGCGAACGTAGACACGTTGACCGAGGGAACGACACCGACAACCAAAGCTCTCCAGATGGAGACTGTGGATGTTGACCTGGTTCAATACGGTCAGGTGTTGAGCATCTCTGACATCGCAGATGCGACTGCTCTGTTTAACAACATCGAACAGGCGACACTTCGCATCGGTCGAGACAGTGCTCTCAAGCTTGATAGCGTTATTCGCACTGAGTTGTTCAGCAACACAACTGGAATCTCCGATATTTATTCCGGTGCCACAACATCATACGGTGCTTCAATCACGGCAGCAGACGCCAGCGACTGGTTGGATGCCGCTACCGCACTCAAGATCAATGCCGCCAGCCCCCTGGACGGAGGATTTGTTGCCATCGTCGGACCTCAACAGGCGCGGGATCTGTTGGCCGATTCCGAGTGGCAGGAAGCGCACCACTATGCCGAGCCCCAGGCTCGCCTGCGTGGTGAGATTGGACGAATGCACGGTGTCCGGTTTGTCGAAACGACTGAGCCATTCAGAGCGGGTTCCGGTGGATCCCAATACACCTACAACTCATCTGGTGACATCTATGGATCCGTTGTGGTGGGTGCTCAGGCATACGGTGTTCCGAGCCTGTCGAGCCAGAGTCCTTACAGTCCGTCTGTCTACATCGTTTCCGGTGCGGATAAAAACGACCCATTGAACCAGCGCATCCTGGTTGGTTTCAAATCGTTTTTCGCTGCGAAAAACATTCAACCTAAACACATCGCCCGAGTTTACTCTAAGACTGGGTACTCAGCATAATATTATGCCTATTAGCGTCACAATCCCAATGGAAGCACTCGCGATCATGGATGGCGAGGAGTCAGTGGCACCGTCCGCTGGTGACGCGATCAGCGTCACGCTTGAAGGCACGGTTGAAGACATCGCAGATGGAGCGGTTACCGTATACGCGACAACCGCAAACGGCGTGGATCTTGAGGGTGAGACTGGACCTGAGCCTGAAATGGACAGGGAAGGAATGCTCTCCATGTTAGAGGGTGCTCAACTGTAACTGTAGTCACGGGGGAGGGTTTCCTCCCCCACTTTTAATGCCGAACTACACATACATTAACGAAGCCGGGCATCGGTCAGAGTTTATTAAACCGATTGGAACATCTGATTTTGTATCAAACGGTGTTCGTTGGAGTCGGGTGTCAGAACCGGAAGGATTCCGGATGCAAACGGGAGCATCTCTCCCGGATCAACGCGATCAGATCAAACGAGGATATAAACGCCTGGAGGATCGCGGGTGGAACAGCAAATTTTCTAAACAACAAATCAAAAAAGCCTGGGACATATGAGAGACTACATACAGGGCAGAGGTGTCATCATCGATGATAATTCCACGCACACTGGCAAATTTAATTACATAGTAGCGATCACCGACTGTGTTGTGTCCGCGATGACGTGTGCGCTTACAGGGACGTTCTCAGGTAAAACAATCCCAGCTGGTTTGCACCTACGAGTGGATGCTACATCGATCACGCTCACATCAGGGCAAATGGTCGCATACGCAGAATGATCAGACATCTCCAGAGAATTATCACTCAGTTTTCGGTCATCACCGGGGGTTTTGCGCCCCCGGCAGTGACCGGAGATGCGATTGTGACTGATTCCGGGAGGACGCTGATCGATGCATCAAACACAATCGTAGCAGACGCAATTTATGTGGTCTCCAGCAATGGTGACACGCTCACTGACGGCACAAATTTAATTAATCACATACGACATGGCTAATATACGAGTCAAAGACTTACCAAACACTGACACGCTCGTCGATGGTGACGAGTTGATCGTGGACAGTTCATCGGCTGGAACCAGGCGCATATCGTTCGGAGAACTCAAATCCGAAACTGCGTCCGATTTTGTTGCAGCTCCCAGCACATACAAAGTGGCTACCCTGGCCGCCGACAACAAGCTGGATCCGTCACAGATTCCTGACACGCTGACCAACGGACTGAACTTCGTCGGTGTCGCAAACAGTGCTCCAGATTTAGTGAGCACGACTCAGGGTGATTTTTACGTCATCGGCACCGCATTCGGGGTATACTCGGTTGGAGATCAGGCAGTGTATGACGGGAGCGCATACGTTCGAGTGACGGATGGCACCAAGCAGATCGGCGAAGGCGGAACCGGAGC